TTATACCCCGGACTTGCCGGGGTAAGGTTCGATCGTGATCTCGATGTTCAGCGTCTTTTTTACCCGTCCGCTGCCTCGGCAAACGGGACATTCATACGGCTGCGGATCATCCTCTCTCCCGTATGGGTGAAACTCCGGTACCGCGTAAGCTATCCCGGTGCCCTTGCAGTTGCGGCACACCTCGATACTCTCTTTTTCATAATTGCGCACTTTCTCTGACATTCAGCCTTATTCCTCTTTTTTAGGTTCAACAAAAAACGTTTCGTCCTGCTCGACCTTGATGCCGACTTTCTGCATCAACTCGGGCATGTCCTCGTTCTCACGATCGGCGAGGAGCTTGTCTTTGGCGACCTCCTCGCTGGTGCGGACATACGCCGGGTTGAACTCTTTGAGCAGCTCCAGCACCGCCGCCCACGTAAAGCCCTTGCGGGTTTTGAGCTTCGGTGTCCCGGTGCGGAACCCGAGGACGCCGTGCGCCGTCTCCATGCTTTTCTTTTTGGAGAAAAGCTCGTCCCGGTTCTCGGTGGCGAACGTCTGCATCACCTCGAGGGCGTCGTCCTTTTGCTGCTGGAACTTGGCGATCTCCTCGGCATTGCGCTCTCTAATCTTGGTAATCTCCGCGTCCATTGCCGCGTTGATACCCTGCAATTTGGCGTCGGCAAAGGCGAATGCGCCGAAAGCCTCCTCCATTTGGTCGCGCGTAACTCCCGAAACCACGACCTTTTTAACTCTTGTTTTTGCCATTGTTATAAAAATGAAAGTTGGTTATTTCTTCTTGTTGGCGCCGTCGAATATCCGGTGAAACATAGCCTCGATCGAGGCGCATTTCACGATTTCGAGGACTTGGGGGTTCTTGGAACACACCGAAGCGATAGCCTCCGACACCCGACCACCTCGACCGCCGAGAAACCCGACGCACGTCGATGTTTTATCGTTCCCGTCATCCGAAACCGCAAAGAATGCAACACCGCATTTGTCGGAAATTCCCTCCCCCGCAGAGTTGAACATAGATTTGAGTTCCTCGGCGATCTGCCCGGCACGGGTAGCGAAATCGACAGGTTCCCCGGGCTGGTCGGTTTTGGATTCCGACGTTGGGTGGACGAGGTTCGCGGGTTCGTACTCGACGGCATACGTTAAACCTGTGTATTCATCAACTACGTCTACTGCCATACGTTTACATTCTTTAGGTGTTAAATCAAAAAGATTCTTGCGAACAAATACACGTTCATAAGGAGCCGTAATGATTTTATACACAATATCACCAAGATTGGTATTCATGTTGGTTTTGAGGCACACTGCCTGCATTTCAAGCGGAATATATCCGCAACCGATGATTGATTTCTGATTGCTCATAATTTTTTGTTTTTAAGTGGTTTAATTTGTCTTTTTTCGCCTACGTTGCAAGCAGGTTAATCTCTTTGTTTTTCGGGTTCTGTTGCCTTGTAGCGGCTTGTACCTTTGTTTTGGCATAACAGCCGAATACCTCCGTAAAGCGGAATTACAGGATCGCATTGCCTCGGTAAACCGCAACAGGGCTCCGGCGAGCTGCTCACATGCGGCTCTCATAGGTCGCATATTCCGGCTGGTGAACGATCTGCAAGCCGCACTCCTCGGCGATATTCGCCTCGATGCGCGATCCCCGGCTGTCGCCCCAGTCTTTGAGCAGATAGATCGCATCGCATTCGAGCAACAGGGCAACGTCTGCGACGAGGTGCTCGTTCCAGCTCGCCTCCGAGCCGAGCCCGTTGTTGGTCGGGTTCACGGGTTCGTGCCCGAACGCCCGGATTTGCTGCTCCGCCTGCTTGAACTTGGCGGTTACTTGGTCGGTCGGCAAGCCCGAAATTTTGCCGCTGATGTACCATTTCATCGTCTCGCCCTCCATTTGCAGTAAATCCACAACTTGCACAGCCCGACGATTACCACAACAAGCAGCACGAGGGCAAGAGGCATCCACATAGGAGCGAGAACCCACCACCACGACCACGCGATGCACTTTGTCAGTTTCAGCACGATAAAGGCGATTGTGAGCAAGCCCAAAAAGCCGATACCTGCACCCGAAGAATTGTTGTTTGAACTCATAATTTTTTGTTTTTGAAAGGTGAATAAATCCGTTAATTCAATATCGCCGGGGAGGTTTTCCCCGCCGTGTAGCTTTGAGCCAAGAGCTCCATTGCGATACGCTCCGCCGCATCCATGTCCTTTTGTTTGTTGCGGAATGTATTGTACAGGTTCCGCAGACGCTCGGCGGGTATTTTGTTGAAAGACTGGTACCCGGTGGAACGGCAGGCAATTCCTTTGATTATTTCGGCGTTGCTTTCCTTGTCGATTTTACGCAGGTAGCCGCCGATCGCAGCCATAGCACGCTTACGCAGTTTATCCATTTGGTCGCCTTTGTCGCCCTCCAACTGCTTGGAAAGCGAGGCACAAACGTCGATAAGGGCGTGCGTGTCTATGTCGGCACTACTCTCGACGCCGAAGCTCTCGACGATCGCCCGTTTTTCCGCCTCCGTCAGTCCCAAACGCGAGCAAAGGGTGTGGAACTTGCGGAGTACCCCGTTGTGAATTTTATCCATTGTGTGCATAATTGTGTATCATTAAAGTTTATCAATCCAATACTCATTTGCGCCCTGTTCCCATATCACGAAATCGGCACCTCCCTCACCTTTTTCGCCTTTGAATCGGGTCGTTACGAATCCTTTGTACCCCTCGACCCGGATTTTCACCTCCGAGAGCTTTCGCACGTGCTGCGCGATAGCCGGATAGGGCTTGTTGTTTTCTTCGTGTGCTATGAAAATGAATAACTTGTCGGGAAACTCGTTTATCAATTCCATGAACACCGTCCGCGTGAACCCGACCAACGCCGTAATCGAATCAATCACGATCACGTTAGGGCTTTTGCGCTTCCGCAGGCGTTCCCGCAACTCCTTGATCGGTTCTTTCGCCAGCACGATAACCCGGGAGCCGACCTCCTGCATTGCGGCGTTTTTCCATGCGTTCTGAAACGACAGCGATAAACCTTGCTCCAACGTGTCGTAAGCCGCCCGATCCACGAACCCGCACAGGTATTTGAGCAGCTCCAAAGCAAGGTGCGTTTTACCGCCGCCGCTCTCCCCGTAGATAATCCATGCGCCCCGGAGTTCGGGTTTGCCGAACGACGCGAGCCATTTGCCCGTGAAATCGGCAACCTTGAACTTGGCATTCACCACGTTTTTATTGCTTATCGCTTTTGCCATGTCTAAATCCTTTCTCCCAATCTGATAATGAAAACATCGTGATCGGGCGCACCCCATTCGGGTTTGCCTCTGCCGATTGCAATGTTGTCGATTCTAAACAGCATTGCGGTATGGGTGTAGCCTCTGCGGAAGCGGGCATGGGTAAGTTCCTTTGGAATCATGTTACCACGATGGAATGCTTTTATTAAATCAATACCACATCTTCTGCATTTGGCAATAGTCCAATCGTCTATGGGCTTTCTGCCGATCAAATTGCCTTTAGAATCAAATACCGGATTGTCACATAACCGTTTTATCCAATATGGTTTAATCTCGCGGTACTCCTCGGGCTTTTCGCCGGAGGCTTCCATGTCGTACCACTTGGCTTTGACTACAAGGTCGATCGCTTTCATTTGAACACCGTTTATTTGGAGGTTGAACGCTGTTTGACCGCGTGGACTTTGCGTTTTACCCGGCGCAAATCGCTCTCGCAGTCGTCGATAATCTCGTTTATTGTTTCCGGATCGGTCACACCGTTTGCGATGCACACGGCGGCAACGTCCTCGCTGTTTACGACCTGTATCGGGATGAACTTGCGCCCGACACGGCTGTAAATCTCCTTGTAGCCTTTCCGGTTAGTTCGCACACCTTTTTTGATGCGTTTCTCGAGGTAGTCCGTCGCACACAGGATGATCCCGACACGATCCTCGAGTTTGTTGTACAGGCTGATGAAAAAGTAGAGCACTTGATCGCTCAACTTGTCGGCTTCATCGAGTACCACGAGCGGCGTTTCTTTCTTTTTGAGGGCGAGAATAATGTCCGACATCATTTCCGGAACGGTGCAGCCCGTCGAATCAATCCCCATACATTGCAGGAGTTCCGCCATAAAGTGCTTGCGGTTCCAATACTCGGAGCACGAGAGGTTATACACATTCCGGTTGCTGGCAGCATAGCTCTTGATCGCCTCGCTCTTACCGCATCCGGCATCACCCGTGACTGCGAACACGAGGGAATTGTCCTGCGCGTCCTGCAAAAGTCCGTACATGCGTTTGTAGCCGCGTGTCTCCACGACAACCCACGCACGCGGATCGTAACCAATTTGCGAGGCGATCGTGCGCCACATTTCCTCACTGATTAAATCCCAGTTGTTATTGAGCACTTGGGAAATTGTCGCCGGGCTGACGCCGCGCATGGAGTTCGCGGCTTTGTTCTGTCCGCCTTTGATCTCGCAGAACTCCGCGAGTTTGGTTCTGATTTGCTCTTTCTCGATCGTTTTCATATTATCTCTATTTCTGATTATTAGTACAAGTTGAAAGTTTCCTCGTCCTCGATTTGAGGAACCGGGCGGCGCACCGTTGCAATTTCGATCGCCTCTATGTCCTCGATCTCGTGGGCTTGCAGGCGGCGCGTCTGCTTGTGGTTCTTATTTTGCCCCCGGCTATCACACAACAGCAGACGGGTTGCAACGTCGAGCTGCGGGTTGTCATTGAATAATTGCTCGACTTTGTTGCTGGCGAGGGCGAGACGTTCGGTTATGTCGTTCTCGAGCTGCTTGTTGAACTCCCGTACTCGGGCGAGCTGCTCCGCATCCCCCTCGCGGCGGTCGGCGAGAGCCATAGGCTGCACGTGTTTCCGTTCGAGCATGAAGCGCAGGGAACCGTCCTCGTTCACCGCGAGCACATGGTCGAGGTTGTCCGGGTCGTATTTCACCGCCCAGCGGACATGCGCGTATTCCCGGAACTTGGGGTCGAAACAATCGTAATCCCGTTTTATGCCGCCGATCGTCGGGCGCAAGCCCACGCCCTCGAGTGCGTTGCGGTACCCCGTATCGGCTCCGAACGTGAGGAGGTATTGTTCATCGGAAAGCGGCAAGCGTCGCTCCTCGGGTAACTTGTCGAACAATCTCACGTACTCGGCACGTTTTTCGGCGCGCTCCCGCTCAATAAAAGCCGTAAGCTGCTGGCGGCACTCCTCCTCGGTCGGGAAGCTGTGGCGGTGTTTGTTCAAAAACTCGCTATTCGGTTGCAAATCCTTGTTCGAGGTTATGCCGAACCCGCCCCAGTTCGTACAGAGCTGGCAGTATTTCCTGTTGAAATAATTGAAGAACGGCTCGATCACTTTCGATTTGGCGTTGTGCGCACGGGCTGGAGTGTATATGTCTCCCATGATCTGATAAATCGGTTTGAGGTTCCCTCGTCCGTAGTTGTCACTCTGTATTTGATTCGAGTAGTAACGGCGTCCGAAAAGCTCGGCGGTGTGGTTCGCAGCATTCCGGAGGGCTGCTTTGATAAGTTCGGGGGTCTCCCGTTCGCCGATCGCATAGCCGACCGGATAATTGATACAAGGGTCGAGGACAATAACAACCGTGAGGCGATGCGTGTAGGTGGTGGTAGTACGCCCGTTCTTTTCCTCTGTCTTTTGGTAAAGCAACTCGGACACCCAGCCGTCCATTGTCCAGTATAAGAGCGGAGCTGTGGGGCGCGAACGCTTCACCTGCATACTCCGCTGGTTGCGGAACCGCGTCTCGCCGAGGCGTCCTCCGGCTGTCACGAGGTCGTGTTTCTCGCGCCATACGCCGACCGCCGCCCCGGTAATCGTTTTCCAGCCCTGCGTTTCTGCAACTACGTTGTAAATCCGCGCGATCTGCGCGTTGTCGAGGTTGCGAGCGTCGGAAATAAGCCGGATAAGGAGGCTTTCTTTGGTATCGTCGTCGATCTTGGCAGCGTTGCGGGTGCCGTATTTGCCCGTTATCAACGCCCCGTAACCCTCACGCACGTACTGGTTGAATTTCTCTTGCAGGCGGCGCGGGTTCTCCGGCAGGGTGTGCGGGAACGTGTCCGCGATACGCGGCAACGCCTGCGCTGCCTTGCGCCAAAATTCCGCCTTGCTGATACACCGCTTACTCTGTTTCCGGTGCTGACTGTCCGATCGCTCCAGCACCAGCCGGAAAGCGTTTAGGACTGCCGCATTGTTGGCATATTCAGTCTGTTTGTCCGTCGACAAATACTTCCCGTCGCCGAACTGGTGACGCTGGTAAAAATCTAACGCTGCGCCGTCCGGTTCGACGCTCTCGACAAACGGTTTGCTTTCCGCTTGCGCTTTCAAATCCGGACGGCGGCGGTAAACCTCCAGCTGGAACTTTAACGGCAACCTGTCGAGATCAAACAGCGCGGGGTTGCTTCTACAAGCTTTGCGAGCTTGGATAGAAGCATCCTTTTTAACGATGCACTGGATTGCATTCATGGTTGCAATGCCCGCTAAGTCATCGTATGTTACACACAATTTACCGTTGTAGTATTCCATGTTTCACATCTTTATTTTTGCTCCCGTGCCGGTATCGCTCCGGGTAACGCCTTCACGTTCACGGGAAATCGCTATCTTTGTGCGTTCAACTACAAATGTTTAGCGATTATGGAAAACTATATCTGTTTCACTTTTCACCTTCGAAATCGAGTGATGCTCGAAACTGTTCGCGGGAAATTCGGAGCTCTTCTAAGGTCGTTACACCTTCGATACAGAAGTGAATCCGAGTTCCTGCCTTATCGAGACTTATCGAACCCACGTGTCCGGCCATGGCGCCTCGACTTCTCCATGTTGCCACCAGAATACCAGCAAGACAATCATTTGGAAATACTCCGACATCTGAAAGAATCATATTTGCCACGGTTAAAGGCTGCTCATCCTGAATGGGGAGACGTAGCCATTTATAGGAATCTTCACCTGTATCCAAATCTGATTCACTCAATGTCGGATTGGTGGCGATGAGATTCTCCACGGCGTCCCGGTATGCGCGGGCGCACCTCTGTACCCTTTCGAGGGCATCTTCCTTGTGTCGCTTCATCGTCTTACGCGTTTAACTGATTGTAAATCTTTTGCAGGGAATACAGAACATCGCCCCACGTCGCCACTGTCATGTCATTGAATGTCGCCACAGGCTCGTGGTCGATGATGATCGTCGCGGCGTTGGTCTCCCGGTTCACCTGCAACTCCACTCGATCGCCGAAGTTTTGATACATCATTCCCCGCACGTGGTCGTGGCGTGTTTCTACATTCGGACAATAACCTTGCGGTGCCCGCTCCCCGGTATAAATCAATCCGCCTCGTTCCAGTGCGGCGGCACGGAGCATTTGATCGCGTTTGCTGTTGCGTTCGTACTTTAGCGCTCGACTGAGAATCACCCTGTGAACCTTGAAAGTTTGATACAACTCCCGGAATACAGAGGGCGGTAAAAGGATTTGCTTTCTCATAATTGCCTATTAATTGGTTATTTTCAGTATATTTGTTGCGTGGTTGTGTTAAAACCACATTGCAAAGATATAAGATATATCTTAAACAGCAAAATTATTTTTAAGATTTTTTCTACAAAATGAGTGGAGCACTTATAAGAATTAAACAATATCTCGATCTGAAAGGGATAAGCGTTAGAGCGTTTGAGTTGAAATGTGGATTCTCAAACGGCTCATTTGCGAGTCAATTAAAGAATGGCAAGACAATAGGAATTGATCGTTTAGAAAATATCTTAAATGCTTTCCCCGATATTAACATAGAATGGCTTCTTACGGGTAAAGGCAGTATGGCCAAGACCGACACGGTACCATTACCCAAAAACGACCAAACAACCGTTGCGATAGGAAAACGCTCGGACAAGAACGAGGGCATTCCGTTGATCCCAATCGATGCTATGGCAGGGGCGCTTTCGGAGAACAGCCAAACGATCATGGAATATGACTGCGAGCATTACGTCATCCCCATGTTCAAGGGAGCCGAATTTCTGATTCCTGTAAAAGGTGATTCCATGCAGCCCAAGTATTACAGCGGGGATATTGTTGCCTGTAAGCGGCTACCGCTTGATACATTCTTCCAGTGGAACCGCACCTACGTGATAGACAGCGAGCAAGGGGTGCTCATCAAACGGGTAAAACAAGGCGAGGACGACGATCATATCACGTTGGTATCTGACAATCCAGAGTACGACCCGTTTTCGCTCGAAAAATCCCGTATCTACTCACTGGCTCTCGTGATCGGGGTCGTGAGGGCGGAATAACCATAAAACGACCCGAATAGGGATTTCGAGACTTTTTATAGGATTTGAGTGCAGAAAGATAGATTTATATTATTGATATTCAGTGTTTTGTGTTTAATATATGGGATGTAAAACCCCGTCAAAAAATGACACTTTGGGGGGGTGTTTATGAACCTTATTTTTTTATTATGTGGGGGCAAACCTCAATAAAAATGTCATCCATTAGACCACCCATTAGACCATCCAATGCGTATTTTTGATATTTTGGTCTGAAATTCAGATGTACGCATTTTGCGCATCCATTTTATAAAAATTGCGTTTGAAATGCCGGTTAAACACCGCTTAAAACCTTGCGGCGGACACATGTCGTTTTCAGCCCCGTATGCCGCAAATCCCGCCCGTATCGGTATATAGAGCCGTTCGGGCATAAAAAAAGGGCGTAAATCGCCCCGTTTTGCCTGTAAATACAAGCGCAATTCAAATCGAGTTCAACCAACCGCCGCCGGAATTAACACGAAATTCAAGCAAATGCACATTTGAATTTCGCGCCGAAATTTTGTCGCTCTCTCGTAAGTCGTTGTATTATTGCCGCTTGTCTCTCTTTTCTCCCTGTTCTACTGTGTACATCTCAATTTCATGCCCGTATTAACATAAATTGTTTAATTTTGTATGAGTATTAAATTTTAAAGAATATAACGCAGCCATAATCTGACTGGAATTAAAATATGGGAATGATTCTCGACTATATAGAACAGGCAGGAAAGGGCAAATATCAATGCTTCAAGACAAAAAAGATATGTCTTGATTCAGTAGATAATGACACTATTGCCTATAATTATGATGATAAAACAATCGCAAATGCTACTAAAAGTACATTCGCGGAAACAGATCATTCTCGTGTAAAAACAGTATCCATCGCATATTTGTTCAAGTCACCCAAAGTTCCTCCACCCATTTTTCAATATTTTTTGGATGGATCGCGACACACTTTCAAAATAGATGATATCGGTATTGGCAAAAAGATATTTCCAATCATTGCAGGACAAATTATTGTTGGGTGTTGCAAGCGAAAAGATCGCGATACCTTTAAATGCTGGCAACTGAATAACAAAATTGTTATGGCAATGCCAGATGATTATGACGATGACGATGGCGGTGAGAATTTTTGCCGGTCATTTTGTGAAACTATTAATTCTAAAGTAATAGATAAGATATCAAAATTAAAAGATTTGCAATTAGGCATCAATAAATTGCTTTTGTACAGGACTAATATTAATCCACAAGAACAAGGCCGGGATAATTACAAACATCGGGGCATTGCATGTATTCAGAACGAAATGACCGATGAAGAACAATTGATGGTTGAGAGATTATGTAAAGTTGGAAAGTTACATAATGAATCATGGTTGATTAAAGATGGTTCTTTGGAATATAATCCGAGTTTCTCAAATTTAAACAGAACTCAATGGGATAACTTAAGAAGCAACTATCAGCATGTAGTTGGCGTTTCAAAACTCTTCGACCCTGAATTGTTGCCGGATTTTGAAGGGAATCGGTTATCGAAAACTATTGCAAATTTAGGACCTTACGAACGAACTAAAGTTTACCGTTATGAATCAGACCACAAAGGTGGAAAATCATATTTTGCCGTGTGGTATGTGCGATTACGTAACCACGATTTTCGAGAAACACATTTTTCTGACATCGTAAAGTGCGAAATGGTCTTGATGGATGAAAATGACAAATTGGAAACAGACAAGGTTGATATGATAAGCGCAAATTTAATTCGAGAAGCTTATCCAGTTTGCTATGGCGTTGATACACGCTGGGCAAATCACCTATATCCAATTTTCTTGACAGAATCGTTTTGCAAATCGAAATATGTGGATTCGAATATAATATTAAATTTATTCTAAAGATGTTACAGGTTATTGGAAAAGTATCGGCAACTGAAAAGATGCCATCTACCATTGATAATTTCTATTTTTGGACAGATAAAGGACAAATTTTGAGTCCGTTCGACATAGTTAAAGTTGAACATGTATCCTCTAATAGCGATAAGTCTATTACATATGGAGTTATCGAAGAAATTACGCATGTAACGGATGCTGCGAGCCATTTCACTAATTTTATATCAAGTAATTTTGGTGATACAGCTGATTCTATTGGGCAAATGAATCGGCTTGGAATGAATTACGTAAAAGCAAAAGTCGTTTGCAATACTGATGATATTTATACCCCAGTACTGGATGGCAAACAAGTCTCGCTTTGTGACGAAGAGGATATTCGAACGGCTTTAGGACTAAATGATGTAAAAAATCCTTTGGTGTGCGGTTATTTGGAAATGTACCAAGGCAATGCAGCCAAAAAAGTTAAAGTCGAGCTTAATTCTCACTTTTTAATTGGACCAGACGGAGCGCATTTGAATATATCCGGTATTTCAGGATTAGCAGCAAAAACATCTTATTCAATGTTCCTCCTTAATGCAATTCAACATAAATTCAAAGATATAGACGGAAGTAGTGTGGCTTTTGTGTTTTTCAATGTCAAAGGACGAGATCTTATGGCCATTGATGAAACGAATACAGAGCTGCCGGAGAAAGATAAAAAGATATATGCGGATTTAGGGTTATCAATAGAACCCTTTAAGAATGTTCGCTATTACTATCCTTACACAAAGGATGAAATAATGCAACATGCGCAATCATACGCTCATCCTCAAGACGTTGAACGACAAAAGAAAAATCACAAAGCCTTTACATATAAATTCACCTATGACAAATCTCAAGATAAATTGGATTTATTGTTGGCCAATGAAGATGATAGTACTGGAACTTTAGAAAGCTGCGTTAATTATGTCATAAATGGAGAAGGGTATTTTGCCGGTGTGAATAATTGGAAAGATTTTCAAGATAAATTGGATGAGTATACAAAAACCGCTGCCAATGGAGGTGTAAAGAATGAAATTCAAGTAACTAGCTGGAGAAAATTTAAGAGATGTGTTAGTAAAGCGATCAAGAATGATATTTTCTCAAAAGTAATACATGATAACGTAGGAGAAGTAGACCTCACAAGCGAGATTCAACACAATCTGACAGCTAATCAGGTTATGGTAATCGATATTGCCCGATTAGACGAAAACTCTCAAAGTTTCGTTTTTGGTAGTGTAGCCCGTGCAATATATGAAATGAAACTGGGCGCTGATCGTGATAATATTCCTGATAAGATAATTTTGTTTGTTGATGAATTGAATAAATATGCTTCGAACGATATTCCGAAAAACTCCCCAATTCTACGTCAATTATTGGAAATCACAGAGCGAGGCCGATCATTAGGCATTATTCTATTTTCGGTGGAGCAATTCCGAAGTGCTATACACGATCGAGTTAAGGGCAATTGTTCTACTCATGCTTATGGTCGGACTAATGCTATCGAAATATCAAAAGCCGATTACAAATACGTGCCTAAGGTCTATCAAAATATGATGACGAGATTATCTCCCGGGGAATATATTATTTCCAATCCGGCATTACGATCGATTGTAAATATTAGATTCCCAAGGCCGACATACAAACAATTTCCCAACGGATAATAAACTATGGCAGAGCTGAAAACGCATAAATCCCGCATTGGTAAAGGGCTTATAAACATGCTCATGTTTCAAATGTATGGGGATGAAAAGCTGATCTATCGTGAATATGTTCAAAATGCACGAGACGCTATCAATGATGCCGTCAATCACGGTATTTTAGGAGCTATAACCGATGGTAGAATTTCTATTACTATTGATTCTGCCAAGAGGTTTATAGAAATTAGGGATAATGGCATTGGCATACCCGTAGAACGAGTCGAATCCGTTTTGCTGGATATAGCAGATTCCAATAAGGACGGAGAATCATCCGCAGGTCAGTTCGGCATAGGGCGATTAGTTGGCGGCTATTTCTGTAAAAAATTATCATTTAGAACAACCTACAAAGGAGAAGAGTTTGCTTCGGAAATTGTTTTCGATATTGATAAAATCAAGGCGATTCTTAATGACGAAAACGATAAACGCGATGCCACGGATGTAATAGATTCCGCGTCATCTCGCAATTTATACGATGAAAATAAAGATGACCATTATTTTATAGTTACTTTATGCAATATTGATTTACAATATCCAGCATTGTTGAATAAAGACATTATTGCAGACTATTTAAGGGAAGTTGCTCCAGTCGATTATTCAGCTCAATTTAGGAATCAATTGATTATGACCAGTGTGTCAGGGGAATATGAAGAGTTACAAAAAAATGTTGGATATTTCCCAATCTCAATTAACGGCACGGCGATAGAAAAACGATACGGATTACGTGTCGTTGGAACAAATGATACAATCAACGGATTAGAGTATTTCTCGTTAAAAGATGATACATACGGATTGTTAGCATGGGGCTGGTACGCCTTGACCGATTTTACCAAAGCAATTCCCGTATCAGATACAAGCAGCCAATTTCGGCTCCGAAAACACAATATTCAAGTTGGAGAAGCCGATATGCTAACAACTTATTTCCCTCGTAATGAAACCCGAGGTAATAAATATTTTTATGGAGAAATCCATATTGCGAATCAAAAAATCAAACTAAATAGTGCCCGTGACGGATTAGCTCCTACCCCAGAAGCAGAATGCCTAAAGTGTCTAATTCGAAATTTCTTCGATGGATTAGTTAAGTTATATCATTTAGCCAATGATACAAAAAAAGCAGTCGAGCGTTATATAGATGCTTACAAAATAATTCAAGCTCCCGCAACTGAAAATATCGTTAATGCTCAAAAACAATTAACAGATGCTTGCAAAAAACTTAAGAGTATCACCAAATCCAAGAATGCAACCAATCCTGTAGCACAAAAAGTACTGGAGTCGTATAAACGGCGAATCAAAGACTTACATACAGAGATGGACCAAGAGATACCGTGCATACCTGCATCTGAATTACCTATATCAAGTCCTATCCCGCAGGTTGAACCTGAGCTCGATGACTTTGAAATATTGAATAATCACTATCCCGAAGACCTTGCAGCATTAATTCGCAGAGTGTGTATGTCATATCAAAGAAACTGTCCGGTTTCACATATTAAATTAATTAGAGAATTACAACGAAAAGCTATAAGAGAACTTATAGAAGAATAATGGCAAGACCTCGAAAAAAATTAAAGATACTGCTTATAGAGCCAAACTATTCAAATAAGTATCCACCAATTGGGCTTATGAAATTATCGACCTATCATAAAATGTTAGGTCATGAAGTCGTTTTCTATAAAGGGGATTTAAAACAGTTTGTTATAGAACGCATTGCCAATAAATGTATTGATGAGTTTTATAAAATAGATGAAAACATTAATTGGAATCTTTACAAAGATTTGTTTGTTGAGTATATTCGTACAAGGCGGCGGGATTTCTTAGTTCAAATCCCGATTAGCTCCACAAATATGGAGATTCTTTTGACAAACAAAATTAATCAGTTTAAAGATTATTATTGGAAAAAAAACTGGGAAGCAGATCCCGAATGGGATCGCGTCTTTGTAACAACTTTGTTCACGTTCCATTGGCGCATTACTATCGACACCATCAATTTTGCAAAAAAACTAGTTAAAGACACAAAAAATTTGATGGTTGGAGGTGTATTAGCAACCATTCAAGCAAAAGAGGTTTACGAGGCAACTGGGATCAAGCCATTTAAAGGAATTTTAAACATTCCCGGACAACTAGATAAAAGGAATCAACTCATTATCGATAATTTGCCTTTAGATTATTCAATTCTTGATGAAATTGAATATAAATATCCAATGAACAATGCATATTATGGATATACCACACGTGGATGCATAAGAAAATGTCCGTTTTGCGCTGTTCCCAAATTAGAACCTGTTTATAATTCCTATATTCCTCTTCGAGAGAGAATCGAAGAAACCCGAAAACAATACGGTGATCAAAAAGACCTTTTATTAATGGATAATAACATATTAGCCTCTTCGGAGTTCGATACGATTATCAATGATATTGTAGCTTGCGGATTTGGTAAAGACGCTATATTTATTCAACCAGATTTACTTGCGTTATCCATTGCTCATTTGCGCTCTACACCTGTGATTAACGAACGGGCAAATATTAGAAAAGCCCAGTCCTTAATTATGGAATTTTACCAAAAATTAAAAGGCGAAGAATCATTTGAGATATATAAAATCATTTTTGAAAAATATAAAATTAATAAGCTTCTTACGACTACAAAAGAACACCTGCTCGCCGCATATGACGAAATAAAGGATATTTATAAGAAACATTTTAAACCTGCTCCTCGTCATCGCTATGTCGATTTCAACCAAGGTGTAGATGCTCGTTTATTTACCGAAGAGAATGTCAAGCAGTTAAGCAGAATCGCAATACGCCCGTTAAGAATAGCTTTCGATAATATAAAAACGGAAGCACAATATACTCGCGCGATTGAAATGAGCAGCAAGGTTGGATTGAAAGATTTCTCCAACTACTTGTTATATAACTTCGATGATCATCCAGATGATTTATATCATCGGTTAAGGATCAATGTAGAATTGTGTGATCGATTAAATGTGAGTATCTATTCTTTTCCCATGAAATACCACCCCATCCGTCGCACGGAAGATATGGATGAGGATTATTCTCACAATCGAGACTATATTGGCAAATACTGGAATCGTAAGTATATCCGAGCTATTCAGGCTGTTCTCAATAGTACAAAAGGTAAGATTGGCAAGGGAACATCATTTTTCATGAAAGCTTTTGGCGAAAATATCGAGGAATACCATAAGCTTCTTGAAATGCCAGAAACCATGATTATTTATCGTTATTTCTTCGAATGGCTTGGGCTGGAAAATGGCGGAAAGAAAACGGCTATTGAGATTTTAGGAAATGATTCGATATGCAATGCATCGGCCCACTCGTGGTGGAAAGCCTTTTGTACTTGCAAGGAAAATGTATCATCCAAAGAATGGGAAATGGCGTTGAATATTATTCATAAAAATGATTTTAGCAAATCATATCATACTGGAAATTCTTATGTCGATACGTTACTGGGATATTATGTCAGCTATCGACAAGCTATTATCGAACCTAATACGGATCTGTATAAACTAAAACAAGTATATGACCAAAATCCGCTCAAAGAATTAAGACGGACGCAAAAAATCAAATAA